CACCAATACGATATTTGATGATTATATGAGTGGTTCATTAAAAGTTAATTTAGGAACTTACTTAAATAATATGTCATTAGGTGCATTACCTAAAGTTGGAACAACCGTTTTCATCAAATATCGTATTGGTGGTGGTAAAGACAGTAATCTTGGAGTAAATGTGGTCACAAGTATTGATGATGTTGATTTTGTATTAACAGGTCCAAATTCATCAATTAATAGTCAAGTAAACCTTTCATTAATAGTGACAAACGTAACACCGGCAATTGGTGGTGCAGACCAACCATCTATTGATGAAATAAGAAACATGATTGCATACAATTTTGCTGCTCAAAATAGGGCAGTAACATTGAATGATTATAAATCATTAATTGAAACCATGCCATCCACATATGGTGCCCCGGCTAAGGTTAATGTAATGGAAGAGGATAACAAAGTAAAAATCAAATTGTTATCGTATGATGAAAATGGAAATCTTTCCGATACCGTCTCAACCACATTAAAGAACAATATTCTAAACTATCTATCCGAGTATAGAATGATTAATGACTACGTTGATATTGAAAGTGGACAAGTAATTGACTTAGGTTTAGAAATCGACTTAGTAATAGATAAAAACGGAAATCAAACCGAAATTATAACAACTTCAGTTGAGGATATTGTTGATTATTTTGCCATAGAAAAAAGAAAGATGGGTGACCCACTTCTTGTAGGTGATTTGAACAGATTAATCGGACAAGTTAATGGTGTGGTAAACGTTGTTGATATCAGAGTTTTCAACTTAACCGGTGGAGAATATTCAAGTGCTGAGGTTGCTCAATCTTACTCAGACCCAGCCACTAAGGAAATCTTACAAGCTGATATGACAATCTACATGAAGTCGAATCAGATATTCCAAATCAGATTCCCGAATAAAGATATCAAAATAAGAGTCAAAACTCTCGGTTCGACTACATTCTAATTTTTATTTTCTGTATTTTTTAAGAAAATAAATAGATTTCTATTTATATAGGTAAGGTATGCAGAAACACAGAATATCAACGAATATAGGTAGGGACCAAAAAGTCACAGTCGAGATAAAACAGGACTATGATTTATTGGAAATTTTATCATTAAAATTTACCCAATCCGATGTTTATACATCGATGTGCTCCGATTATGGGGTGGTCGTTGGTAGGATTTCGGTTAATAATGGATTTGGCGTACCAAATGCAAGAGTATCCATCTTCATACCATTAGATGAAATTGATAGTGAAGACCCCGTAATATCAAAACTTTATTCATTTACAACAGTTCAGGATAAAAATGAAACGGGACATCGATACAATCTACTACCCTCAAGAAAACAACACGGAGGACATGCCCCAACAGGTACATTCCCCGACCAAAAAGACATTCTAACACGAGAAGAGGTTCTTGAGGTTTACGAAAAATATTACAAATACACCGCAAAAACAAATGATGCCGGTGACTTCATGATATGGGGAGTACCGTTGGGTACACAAACTATACATGTTGACGTAGACCTTTCCGATATTGGTTGTTTTTCACTAAGACCCGATGATTTTATTCGTCAGGGTATGGGTGTTGACCAATTTAAAAATGAATTCACCTTTAAGACATCTGAGGACATAGATTCTTTACCACAGATTGTTTCATTTAATCAAACAATTGAGGTTTATCCTTTTTGGGGTAACGAAGATTTATGTGAGATTGGTATAACAAGAACCGATTTTGATTTATCAGATAAGGGGGTTAGAATCGAACCTAAAGCATATGTTATAGGTGGAACATTTACAGATACCGGTAAAGCTGCGTTAAATAAAAACTGTTCACCAAGAAGAAAGATGGGTCGTAAATGTGACCTAACAACAAAAACAGGCAAAGTTGAAGCAATAAGATTTACAAGTTTAAAAGATTCCGAATATAGACCAATACTTGAAGGAGTAGAACTTAATGAAGATATTGATGAAGATGGTTCATTCATTGTTCCTGTGGTAATGAATATGGATTATTTATACACCAATGAATTTGGTGAAAATGAATATACCAATGACCCAAATAAAGGTATCCCAACATCTTCGTGTTACCGATTTAGATTTAGTTTATCTGATGAGGGTATGGAGAGAGTTAGAGCAAATGCCGACTATTTGGTACCAAATATTAGAGAATATTCTAATAATGACGATAATATCGATAAATCATATGCGTTCTCAACAAATTATGATGATTATCCATCCCATGCTGTTGAAAATTTTATATTAAATAGTGATGATGGATTTTATTACCCAAGAGATTATTTTTATAGACTAACATATAATAAAGTTTACACAGTTTCTTCATTTCAAGGGTCATACTTTAAAGGCGATTCTTTTACTAGAGATAGATTCTTAGGGTTAAAAGAATTAGTACCATCTGAAGAAGAAGATTGTGCGGGAAGTGCATTAACCCCACCAGTGAATTTTGGATTTAAAAATTATACATTCCAACTATTAATTGCAGATGTTTTATTATTATTTGAACATTTAATTAATTTATTTACTTTTTTCTTAACAAATACGTTGGCTAAAATTTTCCACGGATTAGCGGACGCTGTTAATTTTTGGCCAATTAAAAAACTATCCGTAGCAATTAGAAAATTTGCGTATAGATTTCAAGATGCAACACAAAGAGAACTTTATCTAATAAATTATCCGGAATGTGAAGAATGTAATGGTGAATCGGAATTCGGAACCTCACAAGGAACCTCGACAGATTTAATTTACTGTAAAGTTGGTACAATCACCATACAGGGTTCAAGTGCGGAATCCCCAAGAACGGACTTTGCGACATCTAATGATGTTTATTATAGTACAAATACATATCCTACTCCGATATGTGCTGGTATGACCTTATTATGGAACACTGACCAATGTACCAGTGCTCAAGATTTCGTAACTAACCAATCAAACTATGTTTTAACATTTACAACAACAGGAGGAACTACAAACATTATTCCATTAGGTGGTAGTACTGGTTTTGATATATTAGTTGATTACGACCCTAACCCACCCTATGGATGTATTGATTATACTTTAACATTTAATGACCCTAATGGATATTTTAATGAATCAATAGCGTATAATTGTGAAATTAGAGACAAAAATGAAGTTGAGAATCCCGAATCAAACGTAATCCCACCCGAGGGAGGATGTGACATCTATGATGTACCATATAATGAAAGTATTGTGTCAAGATATTATGTTGGGACGGGTAGAACTCAATATACACTAGGTACCCTCCCTTTAAACGCCGACATTGTTTCCACAAGATTATCTGATGAATCTGAATATGGTTTAGTAACAATATATGAGGGGGAAACATACAACCCAATCAGACCCGCTGACGGATGGAATGCCGGTGGAGGAAGAGCATATACTGAATTTAGTAATGGTGTATTTTACTATATACCAGGTACACAAAGTTCGAGTAGAATATTTGCGATTTTAAAAGAATACAGAAGAAGGAAACGTGTAGGAACTATGTTCTGCGGTGGAATTGTGAATTATGGTTTCATCGATAACTGGTTAAGTGGGGCATTATATTTTTTCCAATTCAAAGCAAAGGTTAGATGGGATAATGAAGAAGAATTAGATTTAAATTTTGCTCGTACAAACTATTGTGAAGATTTAGTTTATTATAAAGTAAAAGAAACAAGTAGTGGAGATGCGGTTAAAAGATTTTATTACAGAGGAACTAAATCATCATTTTCAGGAGTCTTCATAGGTGACACATATGGTAGTGGGATTAGATTAGGACGACCAACAACAATGGTTGATTTGGGACCAAGAGATGAGTTTATTAAAGAAATTTGTACAGACCCCACTCTCGACCCAAACTGTTCGGTTGTTAGGTCAATAGGTCCATCATCATTCCAAAGTTTTGGTGAATTACTCGGATTGGTTATAAATTATAGAATGGATACCGAAGCCAATGAAAATTTTAGTTTAAATGAATTTTTTGATAACGACGGTTTCCAATCATCTGGATTTGGTAAAAAAGTTTTAGATGGAGATATATTACAATTGATATCAATTAATAATGAGGTGGGTATTGAAGAATTCAATCTTCAAAGTCCAAAATACCTTGGTTATTCATATCAAATTCTTGACCCTGAAAGATTTCCTAATGTTTTTAAAAGTGGTACTACTATTTGGGGACCAACACCAATAACCATGGAATTGGATACTGACGGTCAACGAGTACGAGCTTGTTTAAATGAACCCGGAAGATTAACCGAATCATCTCAAACGGTTCCATTCTATTTATGGGAAAAAAATGGAACAGGATTTGGACCATATAATGACCTTGAAAAAGACGACCAGTCATGGGATTATACCACCTTTGAGTCACAACCATTACAAGGAATGACGTATGGGTATAATATAACAGGTGGAACCAACGACCCATCAGACCCTTACTTGTTATTACCAATGACATATACCTTTAGTGGTTTATCTATTTCGGGATTGAACATAACCAATGCAGTTGAATTTGATGCAATTGAGGACGGTACCGATAACCACACCACATATGATACACAATATCCCGGTTTCACTTACTTATTTGTAACAACAACGAGTGGTAGTGTCCCATTAAGTAACGGTGGTTCACCATTAACAGGTATTCTTTATACAAGATATGGTCCTGCTGGTACATGGCACACGTTATCGTGGGATTACACCATGGATTTCATTATAAGAAGAACACAAGATTACTATTCGGGTACCAAACAGATATTATCGACACCATTCCAATTCTACTTTGGTTTGAGACCGGGTAACACGGGAGTGGATAAATTTATAAAACGATTTGGTCCTTTAGGGGCTTTCCCATCTGCTGAATAATGGAGAAGAAAAAGCTCATATTACCATCTAAGAAATTCTTCGGAGCAATCGATGAAGATTTAAATCTAAAAATAAATTTAGATGAATCTAAAAATTTGCTTAGAGAAGGAGATAGAACAATTCTATTAGATACCTCAATACTTTTTGCGAAAGAAAGAAATGAAAGTCCACACTATAAAATTCATGGGAAACTAAAAATGGTTTTCCGTAATATGTTTAGCGGTACAACGGGATATCAACCACTAAAAAAGAATCTTTATTTGTTATATGATGACGGTAATCGTTTTGATGGTTATTTACCATACAACGAATTCGCTTTTTTAAGAGACGATGTTGTAAGGGAAAAGAATGACCCAATATCAACAGGAGTTCTTTCTGCGTTTACACAAAATATCGTAATGACAGGTCAAACGGACCATGTAGAAATTACATCAATCACCGCACCATTTCATAATTGGAATATTTGTTTATCATATGTTTATTCTGGAGATACGTCATATCCCATGAAATATACTTTATCGGGTAATACTGTATATAGTTTCACCGCACAAGATGGTATACCATTTAGAGTAACGGAAAATAAATCATCTTATTTTTTAACGAGTCCTGTTGAACATGGAATCAGTAGAGGTGAATATGTGGTTATTTCAGGAGGAACGTTAAATAATACCGTATCACAATCGGGGAGAACATTCTCAGTTATATCTGTCGGAGATGAGTTATTTAATTCAGAAAAGTATGTTTTAGAAATTAGTAAATCTGAAGTACCATCCGGCACAACTTTATCAACTGTTGTGTTTGGTAAGAGGTGTATTAATAGAAATAGATTAGATGAAACTATTTCAACATATTATGTTCACAAACACAAAGTGTTGACCATGGGAGACGGATTTATACTTGATAAGATTGGATTTGAATCATCAATTTGGGAAAACGAAAAGAAATTAGTTTTTGAAAATAGTGTGGGTGATAATGATGTATTGGTTGTTAGAAATAGAATGGAATCTTTAGTTTATGATTTTAAAGAACCATTTACACTAACAGGGTTGACAAATAATTTAGGATATCTACCAACCGAGGTATACGTTTCAGTTGTATTCAAAAACAAAAATGGGTACTTTGATTATCCATATAAAGTTGGTTATAGGTTTAATTTTCACGATTCATGGATTGACCAACATTTTAGCGGAACAACTTCTGTTGAAACTACAGTACCATATGGTTCTTTTACCAAATCGGGTAACACATTTATTTCGGGAGGAACAATAACAACAGGAACAACATTAATAGGTGCATTTATTGAATACAATAAATCAGAATTAAAAGAGAGAGTTGTAAGTGAAGCGTTTCATAAACTAACATCTCCATTAACTGTATTTGACCATAATCAAGACGAACCAACAACATATTCGGGAGCATCTGTAAATAATAAAGTTGGGCTATACTATCAACCACACCATAGAGTTAAATTAAGACAATTGTCCCCATATGTTGAGAGTTCTAACACCAGTCAGGTTTATGGATTACCACAGAACGCAAAATATTTTGAAGATGAATTATTATGGAAGTGGAGAGATTTGTATGACCATGGTTTTATTGACCCTGAAGGTTTTGGTACAAGTTATCCTTTCATAAACAATATTCATTATGTAAAAAATGATATTAATTTCTATTTACGTAATGAACAACAGTTCACAAATAAACAAGACGGAATTAAGATTATAAAAAGATTCAAGTGTTAAAGTGGAATTACTAAGAAAAGATACGGACCAAAATATAATAGTTAACTCAAATCAAACATTCAAAATGGATTTGGGATGGACGGAGAATGCGGAAATGATGGAGAAAGAAGTGCTCTATGAAATCATTAATCCAACTGAAAACTATGAAACAGTAAGATACATTCACAAACCATACACGAATTCAAGTGGTTTCACACAAACAGATATTTGGTTTTATTTTTATTTTGGTGATTATCAATATAATACATCAAATCCTGCAAACCCAATAATTACAGGTGTAACATTTAAACAAGATTATCAGTTGATGGATATAACATTACAAGAAAATGCTTTGATGTTAAAACAATCAACCGAAAGTTTCTTCAGATTGGAATTCTACAAAACACCAAATGATGAAGCACCTACAAGTATTAATAGAAGAATGGTTTTTGCTAAAAATTTGGCATTACCAATCGGAGAAAAGGTATTTTACACAGGAACAACTTCGGGGTCAACTATACCCATGAATGACTATATATATTTCCCTGTTTTTATGGGTTCAAACTACAGAAATAAAGAAAATATGTATTTCTTTTGGTTTACTGATGATACCCCTTTTGACGAAACAACTTTGACAGGAAATACATTTTACATGACTGCAAAATTTTATAATGCAAAAACAGGAGAAGTTTTTGATTTTACAAATAAAACAAAAACACCGAGTGGTACAATCGTAGAACAAAATGATATGTATTATAAGGTGATTATTGATAGAAGTGATTATTCATATCAGGTGTTCAGATTTAATGGTTCTGTTGGAACCAGAATAGGTGAATCAAACGACCCGATAGTTTTTTATGAAAAGTTCTTATAATGGAAAAAGGAACATACAAAATACTGAGAAAAAATATCCCAAATGTGAGATTACACTCATTATCGGGTCAGTATTGGTATGACTATTTTGAAAATTTGATTCCGTGGTCGGGTTCAACCACCTTACCACCCGAAACGGGAGATGTGGTTTATAACGTCAGGAAGTGTTCCTGTGGGGTATTATAAGTGGTCAGGTAGTGTATGGTCATCTATCAGTCAATCGACTGCTATGGGTAGTTATGACGTTCCATTGTTTTTAGAATCTTCAGTAGATGAAATGGGTGTTATGGTTGGTTTTGACGGTAACATCGAACAAGTTGAACAGATTTGTAACTTTTCATATACTCAAACCGGAAACACGGTACAAGTTTACAATACCGTAGATACAAGTAAAGTATCTGAAATTCATACAGTTAATTTTACTGTTGATTGGGGAGATTCAACAACAAGTACCCTAACAACACATACGGGAACCACCCTAAATTCTGTAAGTAAAACATACTCAACTACAGGAGTAAAAACGATTTCAATATCACTTAATACCCCATGGTTAGATTTTAAATTAGAAAAACAGGTTACAGTACCTAAAAATACAACAGTATCTGACCCTCTCGGTACATTCAGTGGATTTACAATTCCTTATTCAACAATCACGGGTCAAACCGTTAATTATTTAAATAACTTGGAATATTCAACCACAGGTACCACAGGAAATACGACGTTTAGTTATGCGGCAATTGGAAAAAGTAGAATTGATGAGAAAAAATTATACGGTTCAAACACATATTCGGGAGTAACAACTGGTACAACCTCAGGAATGGATTATAGTGGATATACGATTGATAATTTATATTACAGAGATTTCGAAGATGGTATAACCACAATAACAGGTAGTACCTCAGGATTTACAAAGGAAGAGGTCATGAATTTCGCAATTACTCGTAATGAACACTTTTTAGGGTTTATCGACGAACCGACAATTTTCTCAGACATTTTTGTTGAAAGGGGTAAGCAGGGGGTTTTAGAAAAAACATTAAGATTAACAGAAATTGATAATACGGGTGAATTAGATATCTACGGAAATGGATATTTTAACATCAGAAAACAATAAAAATTATATTTATTAATAAAAAATCATGGCAGTAGGTAGTTACGGAATTATAAGACCAGCGGATGTTTCTCCTGAAGATGTGGAAATTTACTATCACTATGTTTCGGGAAGAACAAGTGACGCGACTGCAACTTTAAAAAGATTGAGTCCGAGTGACGTTTTGACACCGGTTTTTCATAACTCAGATACAACGGATGATACCGCAGCACCTGATGTTGAAATATTGGGAGGAATGTACAACTTAAAATTGGCCGCGGGAGATTTCTCAGAATTAGGAATTTACACATTACACATTAGACCAAAACAAATTCGTACAACAATTACGGATTGTGGTATTTTGGCTTCATTACCTTCTGTAAGAGGATTGGTTATTGATTTGAGTAATGTTCCCGCAGCAGACAGAAACAAATTTACACCACAAGGTTTGGTTGGATACAGGGTAGAATACATCAATACCTCTGACAATAAAAAAATCCCCAATTTTTATAGAGTTGTCACTTCTTCGTTTTACTGTACTCCAATTGTTTCAAACTTAACAAGTACCTCACAAAAGGCGGTTCGTTATCAGTACAGTGAACAAGCAACAAATTTGATGTTTTTGACGGTTACACCATCATCTGCACCATCTAACAAACCGAATACAGTACCTTTTATTGGTACCCCATCACAGAAAATAATATTAACAAATACGTACTTCAACCCAACTACAATTGAGGTTGAAATGGTAGAACACGATTCAACCACATTGGCACACGCACTGTATGGTAATCAAAGTAAAGCTGTTTCTCAGGGTATCTACACAATTTACGATAACAACAATAACATATACAGACAGTACAATCTTTACGAGGTTAAGGATGAGTTTAATGAAACTCTATACGAAGTTCGTGAGGAAAGAACTGATATTGATGAAACATTAAACTTTGATACTATTACAGAATAATGGCGAGAAGAAAGGTACCAAGTCAAGCAGCTAGTGGGGCAGAAACATTTAGTGATAATTTAGTTGGAAGACAAATCACTACGGGTAGTCCTGCTCTTGCCAATACTACCTTTGATATCGACAGAACAATTCCTGATAAGGATTCAAAAACATTCAGAAACAATCCGTTCTCTGAGTTTTTAACTCTTGATTCATTAAAAAAAGAAACATCAGCAGTTACCACCACTCAAACAACAACTTCGGGTGGTGCACAAAAAAAGAGTGGAATAAGATTTAAGAGTAATAAGAGAAACGCGGACAAATCTATGTTTGGTTCTCTAAAAGAAAGAATCTTAGTATCAATTACTCGAATTATTAATAAATTTCCGGGAGCAATATCCGTAAGTGCAGAAAGTCCCATTAGTAGTAACAACTATT